TGGTAGTCGTAGGCTTGAATCAGCCCGTTTGTGCCGTCGATTTTTGCGGTCATGGTTTACACCTTCGGGTATTTGGCTTTGACTGCCAAGCAGTCGGCAATGTACTTGTCAATCTGCGCTTGGTCGCCTTTAACCACGCCATCGAGGTAGTCGGTCATGGATGGATATTCAGCAGCACGTTTCTCTGCGTAGGTTTTTGCAGCTTCAATAGCGGCCTGAATCGTAGCGCAAATAGCGGCTGCTTCTTCATCAGTAATCTGTACGCTGCCAGCAGGCAAGTAAGACTCATGGTCAGTCGAGTCCAGCCAATGCAGTTTGTTTTCAGTGTCTTTGTAGTGTGGCATTTTTAATCCTTAACGAAGTTCAAGGCAAATCTGTAACGACGGCGAATAAGTAATTGAATATGATGCGTTAGGGGGAATAACATAAACCACTGGAATATTTGAACTACCTATAACACCCATTGCTACTCCGTTAATAGAAGCGGCAGTTCCAGACCCGCCCGAGGTAATATTTATCCATAACAAAATTGGTTTCCCAGTAGTGTTGTAATAGGTTGTTGCGCTTGTGCGGGTTACACTTTGCCAAGTCTGTCCATACCCAAGCGAACTCATGGCAGATAGAGCTTGCCCACCGTAGCCTTGAATGGTTGATGGCGCAGTGGCCCATGTTCCTGCGGTTGCTTGGGTGGATTCAATGTAGCCAATCACACGATACGCAAGTGATGTACGGGCTGTGGTTGAGTAAACTACGCTTGCACTGTCAGCCGCTCCAGCACCGCCTTCAGCAGTGGTGCTAATCAGGTTGGTTTCATCAAGTTGAGTGCCGCCAGAAATGTTGACCGCAGCCAGTTCAATAGTGCCTGCGTTGTTCATCGCAAGAACTATGATACGGGACTGCGTAGCCGATACGGTTCCAAGGGTTGACCCGCTTGAAATGACCAAGTTGGCGGGGGTTCCAGTGACCGTTGTGATTGTGCCGCTTCCCAGCGTGGTAGAACGAAAATCCAACGTGAGAGCAGATGCAGAAATGGTCAATGCACTTGCAGCAACTGAAGCGGAGATTGGCTGAATTTGTGGCCCTAGGCTTAAAGTTCCCGTAGCTGTAGGTAGGGTTAGCGTGTAGCTGCTGGCGCTGTTGGGCGATGCGATGGTGAATACACCAGCCCCGCTTGCATTGCCTTGGATTGCGACTGAACTCATGGGTTCTCCTTAGACGATAGACCAGATAGAGCCGGACGGCACGGTGACCGTAACTCCGGTGGCTACCGTAACTGGGCCGAATGTACCAGCGTTGTTACTGCTGGTAATGGTGTAGCTGGTGTTCACGGTCTGACCGTTCTCATAGAAAATCTGGTCGGCTCCACCGCCAGTTGCGCCGCCTGTTCCAGATACCTTAATAAAGTCCGAACCGTTCCATACGCAGATTGCAGAAGTGCCCGCCCCAATAGTGACTCCGGTGGTTGGGCCTGTACCGCACAGCTTGATGGACTGAGTACTGGAGGTCTTGTTGACGACGATGTAGTACTGACGACTGCCGGACGATGCTGCCGGGGCGATGATGGTGCGGGTTGTTGTGCCCCCTGCTGTCCACAGAATGATGGAGTACTGCGAGGAGGTTCCGCTCAAGGACGCATTGGTGGTTTTGGTGAGCGTTACATCCGCATCGGTGCTGATAGTGTTTGTGCCCGCCACCGCTGCATCAAGATAGCTGGTGATGTAGTTATTGACCGTATCGCCCCATGACCCGGACAGTTCGCCCGTGACGGGGAGGGCAAGGCCCAAGAGAGAGGTATAGGCAGTCGTCATGTAATCATTCTCCAAGAGAGGGACTCTTCATCCCATTCGTACATATTGTCGTCCACAGGCCGCGCTACGGGCGCTTGCCATAGGCAGGTATCTTCGTCCAACGTCCAGCTATTGTAGGGCTTTGGCGGTATAAACGCATCCCTTTGGGCATCGTAGGTATAGCCGATGCCAGCGTAGTTTTTACGGAATTTGCCGTTGTAGGATGTTTGTTTCCAAACAGGGTGTCCACCTGACCAATTTATCAGCAACACTATACCCATAGCTTCTACTTCAACGCCATTGACCAGCAGCTCGTTGTTATGCACGCAATGCACTTCCAGCACCATATTGTTGTCATCAAGTTTTGCAAAATGTGCCATGATTAAAGCGTGATTGAGCCGTCGCCTGTCCAGACGTAAACACGGTATCCACCAGCCGTTGTAATAGTGGGGGAGCCTGTTGTGCTGGTTGCAAGGGCATATGTGTCTGAATAGCGAATCGCAACAATTCCAGAACCGCCGGTAGCACCCCCAGTAGAACCGTCGCGCGTACCGCCACCGCCGCCGCCAGTGTTGGCTGTGCCGTTTGTACCACTTGCGCCACCCCCCGCCCCGCCCCCGCCAGAACCGCCAGCACCAGCGGTGTTGTTTCCCGTCCCGCCCCCGCCGCCAGCATAAGTAACCGCAGAACCTGTGATACTTGAACTTGTACCGTCTCCACCAAAACCGCCAATTCCAGATGTAGAGATTGTGGTAGACGATACGGTTTGAGAAACGCTAACCGTATAAGTTCCAACTCCTCCGCTACCTGTACCAAAAGCCGTAATTTTGGTTCCGGCTGTTACGCTTGTTCCTGTAATGACTTGACCAATTTGAACCGTACCTAAACTGACTGCTGTCAATGTCAAAACTGTTGTAGCTATTGAACCGGTTCCGCTAAATTGAGTTCCACCTACGCCGGTTGCACCGCCGCCACCTCCACCGTCAAAAGCTGTATCTAGCCTATTTCCGCCAGAAGACCCTTGCGCAGTAGTTGTGACTGGGACATTTCCCGCGCCGCCATTTCTGATGGCTCCGCCGCCAGCACCACCACCAGAGCCGCCACTCTTGCCGCCGCCAATGGCAATCGTCATCGTCGTTGAACTAACGGTTTGTGAGGCACTGACCGTGTAAGTTCCGGTGCTGCCAGTAGTCCCCGTTAATTGGTCAACGATGGATGTGCCTGTTGTAACGCCTGTGCCAGAGAAAGTCTGCCCTACACGCAAAACAAGCGTAGCTGCCAGCGCAGACACCGTCATAGTAGTGCCGCTGATGGACGCTGTAAATGTGTTGCTGCCCGAAGCGCCGCCATACCCTCCGCCACCACCCCCTCCGGCGGAAGTTATTGTAGAGAATACTGATGGGCTACCATTTACGCCTTGCTCTGTTGTCGTGCTGCTTGACTGATTACCACCAGCGCCCCCAGACCCAACTGTGACTGTGTACGGCGTTCCATACAAGAGCGTGAAGTTTGTTGCTGTCCTATACCCGCCCGCGCCCCCACCACCGCCCATGTGCCCGCCACCGCCACCCCCGCCACCTACTACTAAGTACTCAACAGGAACAGACCCCGCAGCAGGCCATGCCCCGGCTTGTTTAGCCTGCATAGCTTCCGTCTGAGTCCATATCCCCACTGCTGAAGCCGCGCTTGTAGGCGCAGCCGTAGCAGACCGAATAGAACCCTTAAACCGATTCATTAACTGATTGCCTCGTATGCGGAAACCATCTCAATGGCGTTGGTAGTGCCGGATGTCACAACAATGGATTGCGCTTCACCTACATAAATCATGGTGCTTTTGTCAACAATATTGAGCGCGGAATTGCCCGGAACGGTAATCTGATATGCAAGTCGGTACGCTGTACCGCCACCACCTGTGGCGCTGTTGATAGATACCGTGATAGTTGCAGCAGTTGCCGTGACATTTACAGCGGTCATGGAGGCAATCTTGTTAACAGTTCCAGCTGATGGGGTCAGTGCCGTCCATGTGGTTGCAGTCGTGGTTGTTGGTACAAGGTAGGTGGTCGCCCCAAGGATGGAGGACACGTTGACCATATTTGGATTTGCCATAGGGTTCCTTTAGATTCCAAACACCATGCTTGTTATCAACGCTCTACCACTGGTAGTTGCACGGGCTGCGGGGTAGGTCAAAAACACTGTCACGGTTGCCCCAAATGTACTGACTGCTGCGTTGCTGTTGCTGGATGAAATAATTGTAGTGCGTGTCAATGTCGGGCCAGAAGTAGCATAAGTGCCAATCCCCACTTCCCAGTTGGTTCCATCAGTGGCAGAGTAGTACGTAGTGTTAGTGTCACCGACAACAGCAAAGCTCTGGTAGCCGGTAGAGGTCGTGCCTAACGTAAAGCTGACAGTCGTGTTCGCTGTCGCTGCTACCTGTACGCGGTCGGCTAAAACAAGTGCCATTTATAACCCTATGTCGTTTCGACCAATTCCCACTGGTCAGTTTGCGCGTTGTCTATTGTAGCCCAGCCCGGTGTCTGTGTGGTGCTCGTATTACTGAAGCTGGAACTCTGAGCATTGTCAATCGCCGCCCAAGCTGCGGTCTGCGCGTCGTTAATATTTTGCCAGTTGGCGGTCTGGCTGTCATCAATCAGCTCCCACAGCAAGCGCAGTGAATTAACGTAGCCCGAAGCTGAGACCCCAGATAGGGCCATTGTGATGCCAAAACCGACACTGCCAACCTGACCCTGAGCAGTTACACCCTCTGCTTGCAGCGGGGGAACCATCGTCCCTACACCACCAACCGCCTGAACTCCGGTAAGTGCAACGCTCTTGTTGAACCCAACAGAACCGACCGAACCAGCAGCAGATACCCCAGAAAGAGCTAGGGTTGAATTAACCGCGACTGCACCAACTAAACCTGCCGCAGACACCCCTGATAGCGCGATTGTTCGGCTTGTAGTGACTGTGCCAACAGAGCCAGAAGCTTGATTGCCTGATAACGGGATGTTTACTGCCGGGGATTCTGAACCGACCAAACCTGAAGCAGATACACCAGTGAGCGCCAACGTCAGGCTGTACGTTACAGAACCTACGGAGCCACTAGCCTGAACCCCAACTAACGCAAAAGACCTAGATGGAGTTACCGTCCCAACAGACCCAGCAGCCTGCACGCCCGTGAGGGTCAGCGAAGCGTTGTATGCAACCGTTCCAACAAGGCCAGCAGCTTGAACTCCGGTTATGGCTATCGTGAAGTTTGGGGTTGCCGTTCCAGTCAGACCAGCAGCTTGGACTCCGGTAAGGGCTATAGTACGGCTTGTGGTGACCGTGTTGACTAAGCCAGCAGCCTGAACCCCTGTAATGGAAAAGGACTTGTCTACAGACGCAATTGAACCAACTAAACCAGCAGCTTGAACTCCCGCGAGCGCAAAGGATTTATCTACCGACGATATGGAGCCAACTAGACCAGCAGCTTGGACTCCACTTAAGGCAAATGACTTACCCCCAGAAACTATTGTTCCCGTTAACCCAGCAGCTTGAACCCCCGTAAGGGCAAAGGACTTGTCTACTGACGCTATTGAGCCGGTCGAGCCTGATGCTGCTACACCAGATATAGACCTGTCATAGGAAATGCTTACGGTGAGATTCGGGGATACGCCGCCCCATCCGTAGTCGCTCCAAGCCCCTGTGCCCCATGCATAGTTGACTTGGGCTTCCGCACTGACCCCGGTGAGGGCAATTGATACACTTGTGCCGACAGTTCCAGTGTTACCTGTAGCTTGAACGCCAGAAAGCCCGCCCGCAGCCGTGGCTCCAAACGGCGCAGCGGAAAACGGGTTTATACCAAACATGGTTTACACGGCCTATAGCCGCCCCGTATTAGGTTGTAGCCAGACGCAGTAGTGCAGTCGTCGTGGTGTTGGACGGCATTGTCAGGGTCAACGTGCCAGCAGTGATGGTCTGCGAGGAGAAAGTATGGACGCTGATTGCTTTGTTGCTCTGGGTAGAGTTGTAAATCAACACCGTATCAAACGCAGTAGATAGGGTGACAGTCGTGTAAACAAGACTTGCCGAAGGAGTCCAATAACCCACGCCAGCGGTAGACGAAGAGTTGGTGGACGTAGGAGCAGTTGCATTGGTTACCGTCACACCACCAGCCGTGTAGTTAGTACCGCTTACTTCACCAGTCGCTGTATAGGCTGTAGTCGCTGCATTGATGGTTGCCGAAGCAAGGTACAAGGCTGCTTTAAGCGTATCCGTAGTGGGGGAAGTCAAGCTTCCGCGAGACACAATAGTAGAAGTGCCAAGCTGGTGTTGGCCCAGCATCAGTTCACCAAGGAACGAAGTGCACATTGATTGGGTATTAGCCATGATTAATCCTTAAAAAGTAGCAGTTTCGCCACCAGCAAAGCTGGGCATTTTTTTCAACTTGATGTGTGCAGACCGATGGACAAGTTCACCATCTAGCCAGTATTCGTCCCAAACAGTAGCCTCATTATCATCTTCAAATTCACCGGTGCGGTGCTCCAGCAAGGAGTCATCCATATCACCTTTGGTTGTAGTAACAATCAATTTGAACTCCTGATAAGTGCAGTGGTTGCCGTATTAGCGGGCATGGTGATTGTAAACGTAGTGGTCGAAGTTTTGTCTGCGCCAAAATCAATGACTGCAATGGACTTGTTTCCCTGCGTCACGTTATAAATCAGGGCGCACCGGGCTGTCAGTGCAGCCGTCCAAGATACATTGGCCCAGTTTACATAGGCGGTGTAGTCTGAAGAACTGATAGCAACCCCAGTCAATGCTTGACCGCCCGCCGTGTAGCCAGATGCTACCACCTCGTTGGATGTTGTGTAAACGGTTGTGTCTGCACCAAGACTTGCATTACCGGTGTACAAAGCAATGTAGATGCTGTCTGTGGACAGGTTGTGAACAGCCTGATACAGCTCCTTCTTGAAGCTGGTGGTCTGCGTCTGGACTATGCTCATGCAACCCCGCTATTCTGCGGCAAAGGTGCTTGACGGTACTGACCACTACGGTATGCGTCGCTGCGCTCAAGTCCATCACCCAGACGTTTGGCCAGCATAAGGGCTTCTTTGTATTTTCCGTCGTACAGAGCTATTAGGTCTGGTTCGCCCTTCATAAAAGTATACGCCTCAACCAGTGAGCCGTACAGCAGCACGGTGTCGAAGTTGTC